ACTACTGACATATGGGCTGGGATACAATGGGCTGAATGGCCTTGCGTACATGCCTGACCGTCCGCCACCTTGGGAGCGCCCGAAACCGGAGCTGGTCCGCGATAAAGACACCAGAGGCGGGGTTACGACCATATTTGGGCAAAAACCCGGAGATGCGGCCCTGAGGGGCACTAACATCGATTTGTGGGTCAAAAGGATGCTAAGAGCGCATCCGGGGGCAGAATACCGCCCACACCCCATATTACTGGAAGACCCGTCCTCAGCAGAGCCTTTAGAGGACGTATTCGCCAGAACCTCGCTTGCGGTGACGTTTTCGTCTACCGTGGGCCCACAGGCGGTAATTGCGGGTATTCCTACGTACGTGGAGCATAAAGGCTCCTACGCCTACGACCGGGGCCACAATCCTACAGATTGGCTCCATAAGCTGTCATACCGCATGGTGGACCTAGGACAGGAAATACCAGTGGATTACATCCTCTCGGGGCTGGAAGAGGCCACCCGGCGCGCAAAGGAAGGCCGATGGGACAGATAACAGAAGATTACAAGCAGACGATCAAGGACTACCGGGGGGAGACATCTCCCAGCTGGGGGTCCACCGGAGCCAAGAACTTTGGGTATCGTGTGCTGAACCTCCTCTCTGCGCGAGAGGATATCAAGACGGTACTTGACTTTGGATGCGGACACGGCTTCTTAGGCGAGTTTGTACGAGAGCAGCGCCCTGATATCATCTGGTCGGACTACGACCCCTCCATAGAGGGCAAGGACGAGTTACCCGAGATGGGCTACTACGACCTGATAGTCTCCTCTGACGTAATGGAGCATATAGAGCCAGAGAAGCTGAAAGAAGTGCTACACTGGATGTATGACCACGGAAAGTACCAATATCACCTCATTTCGTGTGAATTGTGCCAAGGACCGCTAATGTCCGATGGCAGGAACCCACACCTGATAGTAGAGACACCAGAATGGTGGAGAGAGCAATTTGAGCCATTTGGGGTAATCATGCTCTGGACCAAGGAAGAACTCAAGAAGAGGAGTCGGATAGCTCCGTACTGCTCGATCCAACTAGACTGATGGATGTTCGATACGCCCAAGTGCCAGTGGACGGCATTGTGGGTAAACTGATTAGAAACCCCGGGTACAATAGCAATAAGGTTGGACTGAACGGATGGTGCTGGACGCCTATCATCTCGACCCACGACAAGCCTATGTTTCAGGAGGCGCTCTGTGAGTCGATTAGAACAACAGGTGTCAGAAACCCTATTGTTATATACGCGCTTGCTGAGGGAGACTTCCTTAGCTTTGGAGGATCAAGACTTAGAGCAATTCGACATCTGGGTCTTGAAAGAGCGCCAGCGCTGGTTAATGACCATGTTGGACGCTACAGCGAAGCCTTGGCCGTCAATGAAGAGAACTGGCAAGAGTTCTTTCTAGATGTCCCAGAATACCTAGAATTCACCCCAGACGGGGTAGATACACATTATTCGATAGAGCGCAACAGGCGCAACCATTACGACCCTGCGGGGATGGAATGGGCCGGGGACGCGGAATTCATAGCTACTGAGTTCCCGTGGATAGGGGAAGAGGATTAATGGACGTACAACTACATGATAAGCAGTCAATCGTCTTTGATGACGACACTCGCTTTAAGTGCGTCGCAGCAGGACGGCGTTTTGGTAAGAGCTACCTCGCAGCAGTAGAACTGTACGTAGAGGCCAGCGAGCTTACCAAAGTGCGCTCAGATGGCACTGAGATCGATCTGCTCAACGAAGTAGTGTACTACGTCGGACCAACCTTCAAGCAAGCCAGAGAGAACCTCTGGAACGTCATGATGGACTTGGGCCAAGGGCTCATAGAGGGCATCAGACAGAATGAAGGGGAAATCAGGTTAACGAACGGACGTATCATTCGCTTCAAGGGGGCAGACGACCCCGATTCCCTCCGGGGAGTAGGGCTTTCATATGTGGTGATGGACGAATATGCCTTTATGAAACCGAGCGTATGGGAGTACATTATCCGCCCGGCTCTTGGGCGGGCAGAGGGCGGGGCTCTATTTATTGGTACGCCTGCGGGAAAGAACCACTTTTACCACATGTGGACATCCGCATTAAATGGACTCGATCCTTCGTCGGGGAAGGAATCGTCAGACTGGAAAGCCTTTCAGTTTATGAGTGCGGACAACCCTCATCTGACTACGAATGAGATTGAGAGCCTATATGATTCTACCTCAGAGGACGCACAGCAACAAGAGCTAGAGGCATCCTTTGAGTCAACTGGAGGCAAGGTATTCACGTATGAGCAGTTCCCCATCGTGCCGTGCCCCTTCGCAGGAGAGTATGTCCTCGCTTGTGACCTTGCTGGATTCAGCGCAGCAGAAGGGAAGAACAAGCCCAAAGCTGTACTGGACGACCACGCACTCGCGCTGGTCAAGGTACATGAAAAGGGTTTCCATGTCGAACGAGTGTGGCATGGGAAGTGGGACGTCCGAGAGACCGCTCTACGGATCGTCAAAGCCTACAGGGACCACAACGTAATAAAGATGGGAATAGAGGTGGGCATGGCCAAGAACGCCGTGCAGACCTTCATAGAGGAGTATCAGGACGCGTACGGTACGTACTTCGAGATACACCCTCTCAAGCACAACAACAACAGGAAGGAAGACCGCATCAAGTGGGCACTGCAGGGTCGAGCTGACCAAGGCAAGATTACACTAGAAGACGACCGCGAGCTTCCAGCAGAAGAGAGATGGATTGGTAAATTCTTAGGGCAAGCAGTAGACTTTCCCAACCCATTAGCACATGACGACCTACTTGACGCCGTAGCGTACGGAGTAGACCAACTTGCCGAACCGGGCATGGGATGGTCACTCAGCATGGTGGACAACTGGGAACCAATGGACGATTTAGCAGGATACTAACGTATGGCTGGACCACAGATAAACGACGTCACGAACGTCAACACCATCCCCGGGGCCAAGAAGACGCCCGGACTATCGTTAGTAGGATGGATCATGAACATCGTAGGCAACAGCCGACGTAGCCGTGATTCACACTATAAGGCCAAGTGGGACGCCTACGAGCGTACCTTCCGTGGTATCTACATGGCTAACGACCAGACCCGCGATGGTGAGAGAAGCAAGATCATTGCCCCGGCCCTACTGCAGGCCATCGACTCCACCGCCGCTACCATGGAAGACGCGATCTTCTCTCGGGAGCAGTGGTTCGACGCCATGGACGACGTAGGCGACGGACAGAGGCAGGACATCGAGCAGGTACGTGCAGCCCTCACTGAGGACCTTGAGGTCACTGGTGTGCCGGATGCCATCTGCAAGATCATCCTGAACGGCTGCCTGTACGGCACCGGCATTGGCAAGATCAACGTTGTTCAGAAGATCATCCGCACAGTCGTGAATGGTCCGCAGGGCCCGAGTACTAGAGAAGAGGTACGCCCTCTTGTGGTGCTGGAGCCCATTCCGCCTTGGGAGTACGTCATTGACTCGCAGGCGCGGCGCAGAGAGGATTCCCTATTTGAGGCCCACGAGACGCATGTTCCGCGTAACGTGGTACTCAGCAAGATCAAGAAGGGCACATATCGCAATGTTCCCGTCAGCGGCTTCAACGCCACCAAGGTACCTACCCCTAGCGGCAGGCAGTCAGTAGACCTCACGTACGCACACAACAAGGACGACGGCTCTGTGTGGGTCACCGAGTACTACGGCAAGGTTCCAGCAGCCATGCTACGGCAGTTTGTGCCGGTAGAGGCTAAGGACGTTGAGGGCGGTAACATGGTCGAGGCCATCATCACTGTCGCCAATGAGAATCAGATTCTACGTGCTATGGTCAACCCGTTCCTGATGAAGGATCGTCCGATTGTAGCATACCAGCACGACACGGTACCCGGCAAGTTCTGGGGCCGAGGCGTAGCTGAGAAGGGCTGGAACGCCCAGCGGGCACTAGACGCAGAACTACGAGCACGTATGGACGCGCTCGGACTACTCACTTCTCCGATGATGGGAGCGGACATTACACGCCTGCCCCGGAACCCGGACATGAGAGTACGACCCGGCAAAGTGTGGCTCACGCGAGGACGTCCATCAGAAGTGCTAGAGCCCGTAATTCTGGGTAACATCGACCCCAGCACGTTCAACCAAAGCTCAGAGATGGAGCGGTTAGTACAAGTGGCGACAGGCGCGGTTGAGTCTAATGCACCACTTAACACCGACCGGCGCAACGAAACGGCCTCTGGTATCGGTATGATACAGAGTTCCGCTCTGAAGCGGATGAAGCGTACGATGTGGAATCTGGAGCGTCAGTTCCTCAACCCACTGATACGCAAGTCTACATGGCGCATGATGCAGTTCAACCCCCAGCGGTACCCCAATGACTTCGAGTTCGTCGTCAAGGGCACCATGGGCATAGTGTCGCGGGAGTTCGAGCAGTCGAACCTCACCGCCCTACTGTCTGTCATGCAGCCCGGCTCTCCGCAGTACAATGCTGTCATCAAGGGTGTCATCGAGCTCTCCGGTTCTCCGAAGCGCTCTGAACTCCTGCAAGCACTGGAGCAGGCCAGCCAGCCTGACCCCGAGCAAGAGAAGATACAGCAGGCCATGCAGCAGATGCAGATTGAAGCAGCACAACTCGCCAACGAGAAAGAGAAGCAGGAGATCGCTAAGATACTGGCACAGATCGCACTCATTGAAGCAGAGACTAGACATGAGGACATCAACGCCGACCTCGAAGACGAGAAGATCGACATTCAAGCAGCCAACACAGTCATAGGGCGTGAGAAGGCCAAGATGGGCCACCGCCAGAACGAGATCGCTGCAGAGCGCAACCAGATCGATAAGATCAGAGCCCGTAAGGAGAACAAAAGTGGCAGACCTTCCAAAACCTAAGAAAGCCAAGGGCGGACCTCCGAGGTCCTTCACTGAGGGAATGAACGAGCCCGGTGGCTCACAGACTCCCGGTGCCAAGGCTAAGCGCGCAAAGGCACAGAATACGGACTCGAACAACAAGTAATAGGAGTAAGGGGATGAGCAGGGAAACAGACAAGTACAATGAAGCGATGATGACTCTCACTAGCTATCCCGAATGGGAAGTGTTCGTGAAAGAACTAGCTAATGAGATATATCAGACTCAGGCCAACGCGCTTGAGGATGCTAAGGACTGGGGTGACCTGTGCGAGAAGCGCGGGACGTGCAAGGGCTTGAACCGTGTGCTGACCCTCAGAGACGATACAAAGTTTAATATGCAAGTGGAAGTTGACAATGCCGACCTATGACTATAGGTGCACCGCGCACGGATACTTCGAGTTGCATCAGGCCATGTCAAAACATGCGTCTGCAGAGTGCCCTGAATGTGGCATACACTGCGACCAAGTAATGACCCGGCCACCCGGCCTTGACATCGAGGCTATGGCAGATGTTGGGATGCCCGGAGCGTTCGCGCTATCGGGAGACCGTCTCACCAAACGCCACCGCGATGCAGGACAAGCCTATGTTCATCCAGATCATAGGAAATAAGCTCTATACACCGTTCCTCGGGAGTAGAGTAAACCCAACACCATACACCCTGCGAGGGGAGTGGTAAATACAGAGGAGTCATTGACATGGCTAGATATGAAGACTACCTACCCGGTGGTAAGAATTACACTGGACCGGAAGAGGTACTAGGAGAGGAGATCGAAGCAGCAGGCGAACAACAGGAGGAGCGAGTCTCTACACCTGTAGACGTTGACTGGGAGAAGCGCTATAACGACTTGGAAGTCGCGTACAGCCGCCAAGGACAGCAAATGGGCGACTACCGTGCTTTGATCGACGAACACATAACCTCCACACCGGAGACAGAAGCCGCAGGTCCGACTGAAGTAAATCCCATAACACCGGATGATATTTACGAGGACCCTGATGCAGCAGTTCGCAGAGCTGTTGACTCACATCCCGCGATCCAAGAGGCTCGTGACCTAAAGAAGGAACTAGCAGACGCTAAACTACTGACCGAAAGGAATGAGTTTACTGCCAGACACCCCGACATGCAGGCCACTATTGCTTCGCCAGAGTTCGCAAACTGGGTTAACGAAGACCCTCTACGCTTAGAGCTTGCTCGACGTGCAGATGGTTGGGATATAGCCTCAGCGGATGCCTTGTTCACGATGTACGAAGGCAACACAGGCAAGCCAGAAGTACCGCCAGTTCCTGAATTGGAATCCGGCTACGGCTCAGACTCTCCTGTAGCAGAGCAATACTCACGCAGTGATATGCTCCAGCAGAAGATTAGGGCCAAGCAGGGAGACCACGCAGCACAGGCGTACGTTAAGGCTAACGGTGCAGCATATCGTATAGCGCTTGGAGAAGGGAACGTCCGTGACTAACCTTTACTTTTAACCACTACCACGCAAGGATAATACAATGGCAACTTTTGCAGCAACAAATGCCGTCGGTCGCGTATCCGCTG